CCCGAGGTGACGACGAATATTACGCTGTTGCAGGTCTTGGGCAAAAGCCACACGAAGACCATAACCCTATCCCGGCATATGATTCAGGCTATCTTCTGCGCAAGCTGCCTTATTGGGTTGAGTTGAAAGGAAATGGAGTAGATATTTGGTATATCCAAAGTAAAAAGCCAAGAGGAGAATATCTACCTCAACTGGAAGCCAACACCCCGGAGGACGCCCTAACCCTACTAGCCATACAACTATTCAAAGACGGTATCTTACAGAAAGAGAGTACAGAGCTATGAGTAAGCCTACAAAAGAACAAGTCCTTCGTCACGAACAGGGTGAAGCTATCTATCGGCAAATACTTAACGAAATGTATGACTTGAAACTCTCGGCCGACACACCTATTACCGACGTCTACATGGAGTGGCAAAAAGCTATCAGACGAGTATTTATACAAGAAGGCTTGCTAGGTCGTATGATTAAAGTTGACGGTGAATGGACGCTGCTATGACCTCACTACCTAATCCAGATGACGAGCTAAGGCAGCAAGTAAAATATGTGGTAAATTCTCGGCCATACTATATCTGCAAGCGAAGCGACAACCACAAAGATTTAAAGAGTCAAATTGGCTCAATGACTGGTGAGTACACAAGGCGTGAAGATAGGATAAACGAGGAGTATTTAGTCGATGTATTTACAAAGCTCATAAAATTAGAAAAACAAGCCCTCCTCGATTGCCTACAGGCAGGAGTGCCGGAGAAAATTCAAGCAGCTAAAGGCACGGCAGACTATCAGGTGCATTTAGGATTTAACGCAGCTATCGACAAATTTAACGCAACTATAGAGGATGTAAGGAAGGGACTGTAATATGAAACCAAAGAATTGTAAGAACTGTGGTCAGCCTGGTGGTCACATTGCCGGCATATGCCCTATGGTACGAGAAGTTGTAACCTGTCCGACATGTAAAGGCTCCGGAAAAATTAAACGGAATAAGCGAGATAGGCTATGACCACCTCAAACAATGGCTGTGCTTTATGTTCAAACAAGTACTGCAACTGGGGTGATTTATGCTCACCAAGCAATAACGATTCATGGATAGAGGACTTATTAGACGCAGCAATCAATTTTAAGCAAGCTTCAGTTGATTTTGCCGCCGAAGCTGAATTATTCGGAGACAATAAGGCGGTCTTAGATACAGCCAATGCTCGACTTGACCATTTGAAAGCAGCCGCAGCCGCCGAAATACGCCGCCGGATAGTAGAGCAACGTAACGAAATGAATGCTGAGTTTGCAGTCTACTTGAAAAAGAGACTTAACGAGGCAAGAATTGATGAGCTAGAGAAGTTACTAAAAACCGGCATCATCAGTAGCTTTTCGAACGATGCCTTTATTACAGTTCCGTATTTGAATGACCGAATCAAAGAGCTGAAACAGAGCGGAGAAGATACCGAGCCTACAGGAACAGGAGAATATCGATGGCGGTAAATAATGACCAGTCAGCATTGCGTAAGCCACTACCAGACAAAACCCTTCACTTCGCCCTTAGTAATGACGGTAAGCAATTCAGAGTGTATTTTGACGGCGTAGAGGTATCCCCTCAGTCAGTCGGTGACTTCACGCTAGAGGGTTGGCGGTACTCGAATGAATACGTCAACAAGTTAATGAAACGTACCAAGTGGCAGCGAGTAAAGCAACTCCTCCTCAACCACAGAAGCAAGAAGGGAGATGTATGAACCTAGAATATTGCGAACCAACCTGCATGTGCTACAAGCATACCTTCATTTTCATAGGGAGGAGGCCATGACTACCTCACCGAACGAAGATTGGTTAGATAAACTAATCGAAAAATTTGCAGACTACTGTGCCTGTGACGAATACCACTACGGAGAAATAGACGGTCGGCCTGGTAACCATGACCCGAATGACGGGCATATGGACTTTGATGAAGAAGCTTTCAAGGCAGCCATAGAGCAGCACATCGTAGAGAGCCAACACCTTCACAGTTTTGATGAAACGAACGACTATAGGTGTAAGTACTGTAATCTGACGGTCGCTGAACTCAACCGTCAAAAAGAGGGAGAAGGATAGAGATGAGTAAAGATTATGTGAAAGTCATTGAATGGTCCGAAGGTCTACAAGTAGGCAGAGTCAAAATTTATGGAATAAGCTATGAGAAACAATCACAGATGCCTGTATTCCATTTCAAGAACCAAAGCCATGCTGTAATACTAGAGGAGGGCTGGCTACCAGACTCTAAGCACCTAGATAAAGGTTCCGACTTGGCTACCCCAGACTCAGAAGCCAATACAGATGACCTCAAATCCGCCTAAGTAGTACAATACTCTCATGCCTGAAGACATGTTTAGACAAGCCCTAAAGAGACTAGCAGAGAAACACCCTATTAAAGGTTACGATTCAATCCACGAATGGATAGAAGACCAAGTAGCTGAGGTTATCCATAATGGTTCTTGGGATAACAAGCGAGCCAAAGAGCAGTTCGTACAGTTGCATAATGAGATGTGTGTTGCACCAAAGTTTAGCACCCAACTATAATAGAATTAGCTTAAGCATTATACTTATAAAACATATTGTTAATACAAACATGAGCATGATATAATTATAGAGGAGAAAGCGGCTCCATTGTGTGGAGATACGAAGTAGAGTCAAAAGTATCAATCTAACCACACGGAGACACTATGTTAGAACTACTCGTCTTTATGACGTTACTTCTATTACTCGTCGTAGCTGTAAAATAAACAAGAGCACAAATACTGTGTAATATCTAACAGTACTCGTCAACCCTCTATGCAATACTAGGCAAGGATAAGGAGGGAGATATGCAACAGACCAATGACACTGAGAATGAATCTAGGGCGTATGGATTCGACTATTGGCGTGGTTGGTTTAGAATGCACCCCTCCTAATCCCCTCACTAAGATGTAAAGCTTGAGATGACAGTCAAGATGTGATACAATATGTATAAGTAGATGAGACCTCATATGTAGTGAAATGTAACTAACGTATGGGGTCTTTTCTTATGGCTCGTCCTAAGAAAGAAACAACACAACTAGCAAATGATTGGCAGGAGCTTGTCCTTACGGAGATGGAGCATGGTGCTTCACTGCAAGAGGTTAAGGTTTTGTTAGGCATAAGCAATGACCTTTATGACAGGTGGATGAAAGAAGACATAGAATTTTCGGAAACCATAAAAAGAGGTAAGGAATTGTCTGAGGCCTGGTGGCTGAAACAAGGCAGGACAAATCTCTCAAACAAAGAGTTTAGCCCTACGCTCTGGTATATGAACATGAAGAACCGTTTCGGCTGGCGTGATAGGTCAGAAAACGAAACAAGGATTACCTTACCAACCCCTATTCTTGGAGGCGGCAGTGTACGCAGCAACAACAGCCACGAAGAAGATACTGAAGCTTAAAAAGCGTATCCGTGCAGTGTGTGGTGGCACATCTGCTTCTAAGACCATATCTATACTCCTGTACCTGATAGATAAAGCCCAGAGTGAACCCGACCTACTTATCTCTGTCGTGTCGGAAACTATGCCACATTTAAAGCGTGGTGCTATGCGAGACTTCCTTAATATCATGCAGCAACACAGCTACTACAAAGACGCCATGTGGAATAAGACTGATTCTATCTACACCTTTGAAACAGGCAGCCGAATAGAGTTCTTTAGCGTTGATAGCCCTGATAGGGTACGAGGGCCTAGGCGTGACATCTTATTTATGAATGAGGCCAATAACTGTCCACTGGAAGCCTTTAACCAACTAGAGGTGCGTACTAAGAAAGAGACATGGCTCGACTGGAACCCTACTAATGAGTTCTGGTTCTATACCGACGTACTACCGACTCGAGAAGATGACATAGACTTCATCACTATAACCTATAAGGATAACGAGGCTTTAGACCCTGAGATTGTCCGGTCGATAGAGGCCAGGAAGGTTAATAAGCAGTGGTGGCAAGTCTACGGTCTCGGACAACTAGGTGAAGTTGAGGGAAAGATATACCGCGGTTGGACTATTATTGATGCCATACCGCATGAAGCACGCCTAGTACGTCGTGGCATGGACTTTGGCTACTCTAACGACCCGACGGCCCTCATAGACATCTATTACTATAACGGCGGGTATATTGTCGATGAGCGCCTATACCGTAAGGGATTAACCAATAAACAAATAGCAGACTTTATCAATAACCTGGAGGAGGCCCAGACCTTGGTGATTGCCGATAGTGCTGAACCAAAGAGCATTGCTGAGCTTGGTATGTTTGGCGTGAATGTCTTACCCGCAGATAAGGGCCAGGGTTCAGTCAACCGAGGCATACAGCATGTGCAAGAACAGCGCATTAGCATTACCAAGCGCTCTCTCAACACGATTAAAGAGTACCGCAACTACATGTGGAAACGAGACAAAGACGATAACATCCTAAACGTCCCCGAAGACATGTTCAATCACTCTATGGACGCTATACGCTATGGTATGGAATCGCTCATACCAAAAGTCAATACTGAACCTGTCTATGTTGAACGTCAATACGACCCTATGACAGGCCGTGTTATTTCGTAACCTATATCACAAATAATACAGTTGCTATAAAGCGTTAACGATTTGCTAATATGCACTTAAGAGGGGTGAAAGTTGAGCAGATAACAGCGGTAGCAAGTTGGACTGATAGCGAGGTTCAGTCGTAATTGAGAGTCAATGAAAATCTTACAGGCTTACTGTCGCTAGCTGGATAGTACGCCCAATGCAAGTCACGCCTATCCAGCGCTGTTTGGCCGATACAAGGAAGCGGCGTACGCAACCAAACACTTGTCGGTCATACAGTCTGCTCAACACCTGCTATCTGGTGCGGCTTATAACGCCGCCAAAACGTCCGGCAGTACGCGCTCTATGCCGACGGAAAGTACGGGACATGGCAGGGTCGGAATTACCGGCCGTGCTGGATAGCAGAGGTAGATATGTGTGTGGGAGGTTAGCGTAAAGCAGAGTGGTGGCAGATTCCCTGGGTTCATACTGACCACACGGAGAGTACTAGTCTACTCCAGCTTACAAAGTGAACCTGTGAGGAGGCTTGGCTTAGCGGCCTTGCAGGAATCCCATAACGGGTACGAATCACTAAACGGTGTAGGTGCAAACCCTACAGCCTCCCAAGCACATGTCTACCACAGATGAAACCAAGATGT